TATCACTCCGTTTCGTTATCTAGATTGGGCTATTACAACTCCACTGATGTTGATTACTTTGTCTGCGTATTTGAACCATGATGGAAGCAAGACAAGATTGGCTGACTTTTTAACTGAGCATAAGTCTTCTTTAGTAACTATAGTTTTCTTGAATGCAGGAATGTTATTTTTTGGATTGATAGGAGAACTTGGATTTTTGAATAAATATCTGTCTACTGCTCTAGGATTTATTCCCTTTGCATTAAATTTTAAGTATATTAAAGATACCTTTTTACATACTCCGGACTTACTGAAGAATGTTATATTCTATTGGTTTGTAGTTGTCTGGGGAATGTATGGTGTGTTTGCAGTCATGCCTTATACACTTAAAAATACTGGATACAATATACTTGATCTCTTTTCTAAAAACTTTTTTGGAATCTTTTTGGCGTATATTGTATGGACATCTGCGAAACGCTGATCTAAACACAGTAAAAATATAATCATAAATGTATCTCTATGTTCTAGTTCCCAATGGTGCTGAATGGGAAGATTTGACGATTTATTTGACAGAAGAAGAAGCAATCACAAAATCTAAAATGTTTCCAAACTTTCGTGTAGAAATCTTTCATCAGACAGCGGTTGGATTTTGTCCTCAGTATAAATATTATAGAAACGGCGAATTGTGTTCCTATTAAAAAGGAATACACATAAGCCCTATAGACCACCCAAGGTAGGCCTAATAGCAGACACCCATGCGTACACAGATATCCAGAGTCTCTTTTTGTGTTTCCTCAAATGTCATCGGGCCGTAGCACACAGATGTCTTGCCATGATTGACAGAAAATATCCATCCACCAAACTTTTCAGAAAACATGTACGAAAAGAGAATGTCTCTTCCTACATGTTCAATGTGCATGAACGTCTGGACAGTTTCCAGACTGAGTCCATTCTTTTCCAGAAGACTCATATATCTCTGATCCGTTCTACCCGGATTATTCCGCGGTGTCCTGCCAGAAATAGAAAGTGTCCTGTCGCCTAGGCGCGTATACATTGTAACGTTCATTTTTTGTAGTCCCAGTTTTTACTTTTTTACAATCCATTTTATAAATAATGTTTTGGACAATTATTCTTGCATTATCGTTAACTGCGTTAGGTTGGAATTTATACAATTTGATTACAGGAGTTCAACAGCAAGTTGTATGGTGGCATATTCTTCTCGCTTGTCTAGGTCTTTTGGGAGCCTTGAATGGTATTAATGGATCTGTTCGTTCCTTATTAAAGTTTTAATTGTCTAATACGAGAGGAAGTTCTCCTGCAGGAATTGATCCTACAAAATCAGTAAATTCTGCCAACTCTTTTCTGGGAACTGCATCTCGACAAAAGCGGGCAATAGCTTTGTATAACGCAAACCCATAAAATCTATCCATTCTAGGATCCTTTTTCTGAAATAAGATTGATGATCCATCATCCAACGTCATCCATTTAATAAATAATTTAAATAATTTATCATCATATTTTTCAGGTCCTTCAGGGTACAAATCCCAGAACATAGATGTAGCTAGACGAACAAGATCAAATGAAGGATTAGGTTTAATTATGGGTGCTGAATCTTTAAAAAATGGTTGGCAATTATATTGACCACCTGCTTCATTATTTACCTCGAATTGATCACTCATAAATAATCTAGGTTCTTTCATTCCTGGTAGACGTACATATCCAATTCCCCGATCAAAATCAATAATTTTCAATAAATATCCGTATGTCGGCACCTTATACGATGTTCCGCCACTTGAATAATAAAAGAATTCTTTAGATGTTTGGATGTACATCACATTATTGCCGTGCAAATCATTATGCGTTAATCCAAAATTACGTTGAGCAAATGCTAAAGCAAAGACAATCTGGAATGTCCAGGCATACCATTTTTGAGGATCTGGATGTTCAGTTACTAGTTCATAAAATGTTCCTTGCAGTTTTTCCATCAGAGTTACTTGTACAGGAACATTTTTGAATGTAGCCCAAGCAAAAGATTCATCATTTTCTTCATCTACTGAATATTCAGACTCTGATTCAATTCCAAAAATGTAAGATGTTGATACATCAGATTCAGAATCTGATTCCGAACATTCTTCTTCTTCAAATACTTTTTGAAACTCAGTGGAAACTGTCTCTTCCGAAGGTATACCTTGAATCTCTTTAATATCATCAAGTTCTATATCTTCACATAATTCTAGAGGTAAACGAGCAGAACGCGTGTACTTAATTTGTTCACCGGCCGAATCTAATTTTATTGTAAACGTTTTTCCCATATTTCGGGAAAACCATGGACGTTCACACAATTCTTCGTAGTCATCTGAAATATCTAGTGTAAATTCATCAGAAACACCGGTGTACACACCAAAGACTTGTGGGAAATGTTGACACTTTGACAAAGAAAGAACTGAATTGAGTAAAGATCCAACATATGCGGCATTATGAGGAGATTGTAGTTTTTTATGAACTTCGGTAGCATCTTCTGTAGAAGAAGGTAGTTCTAAATTAATTCCTTTCATCCATTTATAGGGATTCAAAAGCATTGTAATTTTTGGATGAATAGCAATATCTCCTGAAGGAGTACAAGCTGTTTCACCATGAATAGTTACATCAGGAAACTTGATACCATATTCAGAAACCTTTTCTACTTTTTCAGTCTTAAATAAACATTCGATAGGAGGAAAAAATGCTTGTAATTTTTGAACTCCAAACATGGAACTTTTTGGGACACCTCTTGAAAGTTGAATGGGTATCGGATTACAACGTAGTTCTGACTTACGTTTCATTATATTCTTTTATACACTAAGGATTAAGTAATCTTACCGCGATGAACTTTGAAATTAAGAAGTTCTCGATTAAAACGATTGTTGAACGTTGTGAGATCGATTCTAGAAAATCTCCAATGATTGTTCTTATCGGAAAGAAGGATACAGGAAAGTCTTTCTTAGTTCGTGATATTCTTGCAAATACACGTGAATGTTTTCCTGTAGGAACTGTGATTTCAGGTACAGAAGTAGCCAATCCTTTTTTTCAAGAAATGGTTCCTTCTAAGTTAATTCATGATAAATACAAACCTGAAATTGTAATGAATGCTATTAAAAGACAGTTGGCAGTCAAACAACAACGTAATCATGAAAAGAAGCAGAGAGGTGGTAATTCTCAATTAGATCCTCGTGCGTTTCTTATTTTGGATGATTGTTTATATGATAAGTCCTGGATTAATGAAGAATCTACACGATACATTTTTATGAATGGCCGTCACATTGATATGGTTACTCTGATTACTATGCAATATCCTTTGGGTGTTCCCCCAAATTTACGTACGAATATTGATTTCGTCTTTATTTTGCGAGAAAATAATATTTCCAATCGCAAAAGAATTTACGAGAATTATGCTGGTATGTTTCCAACATTTGATATGTTTTCTCAATTTATGGATCAATGTACAGAACGTTTTGAATGTCTTGTTATTGTGAACGGTGTACAATCCAATAAACTAGAAGATCAAGTGTTTTGGTATAAAGCTAGTGATCATCCGAGCTTCCATTTATGCGATGACAGTCTCTGGCAAGGAAATCAACCTTTTTCATCCACAATGTTAGCAGGCGATGAATTTGATGCTACTAAATTACAGACGAAGAAGGGTCCACAAGTTTGGGTGAAGAAAGGTTAGCCCACATACATACTGATTCTACATCAAACGTAGAATACCATACAAAATCCTTACGAGCCTTTTTGATTTGAGCATTTTTAATATAGATACCATCATAATCTTTTTTTACAAGATCCCAATTAATTATGTACTGTTTGGGTTTCCAGTCTTCTTTATATTTTTCTTGAAATTCAGAAACATCTTTGTACGTATTTAAGGTTAAAACTTTAGTCATATCAATATCAAATTCATATTCGTATTTTGGTATTTCTCCACCTAATTCTTCTTGAATATATTTTTTCCATACTCCAGAAGGAGCTAACCATATTCCAGGAGGTTTAAATCCAATTCCTAATTTCCGGTTTCGGAGTTTAGTAAATGGCTTGTCCGTCAAATGATAAAACTTCATTATTTATTGTATATGTTTACATTCCACAATTTCCTCCACCTCTTCTACGACGTCTGCGAGAGCGAGTTTTAGACGTCTTACGAGACTTGCGAGACTTACGTCTTCTACCCCCCATCGCTCCTTCGGGAATATCATCTAATCCCCCCGGTTCTGTATTTGTTATTGGTTGAGCTGGCGGAACCATTGCGGCAGAAGCAGCATTGTTTCCTTTTTCTCTTTCTCTTGTAAATTCGTCTGTTGCCGTATTATAAGCTTGTCTTAAGGCTTCTAATTCTGGTGAACCGTGTGTAAATCCTTGCAATAATTCATGATATCCTTCTGGATTTGCTAGTTGCTGTAAAAATTTTGGTACACTTGCATCTTTTACGCCTCCACTTTCTTCTAGTAATTTGTCATGAAAAGCTTTTTGAGCTTTAAGTGCCGCATTCTCAAAAGATATAAGAATATCGTCACGAAGGGCACGAGGGTCAGGGTTTACCGGACGAGGTCTAGAAGGTGGTGGTGCAGCCATTTATTTAACGAAGTTATTTTATACTCAATGCGTTTAATTATTTTGTTGTACATAATAAAATGTCAGTTCTTCGGTTTGGTTTAAATAAACCTCCTAAGACTCTAGTTTCTCCTATGGCTGCAGTTTCTACAGGTTTACCTATCGATACCTTAACTCTTCCTGCATCAACTATAAACTATGATTTTTCAACAAATACTTCAAGGTTTACTAGCTCTCTGCGGTTAATTGGTAGTAAATTAATATCCTTTACAAATTTACCAGAATCAATCACCATTTTAAATCTTATCGGATGTCCTGCCATGACAGTACTTCCAAATATTCCGTCAACGGTTACATGGCTTTTTACTCCACCAAATATCACTTCAATAACTGGATTGCCCGCATCAGTATACAGGCTGGATTTATATCCGTCCACTAAACTTACAACACTTTCTGGTATTCCGTCAACAGTTACAAATCTTTCTACCCCGCCAAATATCACTTCGTTAACTGGATTATCAGGTCCAGTAACAAATCTGAACTTGTCAGTCTCCACTAAACTTACAACACTTGCTGGTATTCCGTCAACGGTTAGATATATTGCTACCCCACCAAATATCACTTCATTAACTGGATTAACTGGGTCAGTAACAAATCTAAGCTTGGTAAAATCTACTAAGCTTACTACACTTGCTGGTACTCCGTCAACGGTTACAACTCTTACTACCCCACCAAATATCACTTCGTTAACTGGATTGACTGGGCCAGTAACATATCTTGCATTGGCATTCTCCACTAAACTTACAACACTTACTGGTATTCCGTCAACGGTTACAAATCTTTCTACCCCGCCAAATATCACTTCGTTAACTGGATTAACTGGGCCAGTAACAAATCTGACTTTAGGATTTTCCACTAAACTTACAACACTTGCTGGTATTCCGTCAACAGTTACAAATCTTGGTACCCCGCCAAATATCACTTCATTAACTGGATTACCTGCATCAGTAACAACTCTGGAATTGCAAGGCTCCACTAAACTTACAACACTTGCTGGTATTCCGTCAACGGTTACAAGTATTTATACCCCGCCAAATATCACTTCGTTAACTGGATTAACTGGGCCAGTAACAAAATTGGATTTATCATTCTCCACTAAGCTTACTACACTTGCTGGTATTCCGTCAACGGTTACAAATCTTAAACCCCAAAGAAATATCACTTCATTGACTGGATTACCCACAACAGTAACATATCTGGACTTAGGAGACTGTACTAATCTTACTACGTTGCCCCAATTACCTACAGGACTTCGAAGTTTAGAGTTACAGAATACCGGAGTAACTTCTCTTGATTTGACAGGACAAAGTTTATTAGGATCAGTACCTTTTCTTCCAAGAACGTGTACAACGCTTAACTTGACAGGATGTACCGGTTTACAACAACCAGTAACAATTCGAGGTGCAGGACTTACTGAAATTATTGGTTTACCTGCAGGTACTACAGAATTAAATTTGATAGGTTGCTCTAATCTTGTTAACTTGCCCACATTACCTACCGGAATTCAACTTTTAGAGTTGACTGGTACTAGAATAAGTTCTGTTGATTTGACAGGACAAAGTTTATTAACGGAAGTACCTTCTCTTCCAAGAACATGTAGAACTCTTAACCTGGCAGGATGCACTGGTTTACCGAAAAACTTAGTAATTGCTGGTGCAGGACTTACTGGAATTGCAGGTTTAC